GATCTTATCAAATCCGGTATGCTGGAGCGGTTCACAGTAAATATTATAGCCACCGAACAATTCATCCGAACCCTCTCCCGACAGCACGACTTTTACTTTCTTCGCCGCTTCCCTGCTCAAAAAATAAAGTGCGACCGCCGCCGGATCCGCCACCGGTTCATCCATATAATACTGTACATCCGACAGACTTGCCCAATATTCTTCCGGTGTGATCACTTTCGCATCATTCTGCATCCGGATACTCTCCGCAAATTCTTTCGCATCCTGTATCTCGCTATATTTTCCCTCTTCAAATCCCACAGTAAACGTATGATCGACCTGTCCTAAATATGTCAGATAACTGGAATCCACACCGCTTGAAAGATAAGACGCAACTTCCACATCGCTGATCTTGTGCATCTCAACCGATTCTTTCATCACCTTTTCGATCTCGTCCACAACTTCCTCGAAACTTTTTGTACTATCCCCGGTAAACTCAGGCTCGAAATATCGCGTGATCTCCATTTCCCCGTTTTCATAGGTAAAATAATGTCCCGGCTGCAGGCAGAACACTCCCTTAAAAAATGTCTCATCAGACGGCACAAATTGAAACGAAAGATAATTCCCCAGCGCATCCTCATTAAAAATCTTATCAAATTTCGGATGCTCCAAAAAAGATTTAATCTCTGAACCAAACAGAAGCGTCTGGTTCATCTGCGCAAAATAAAGCGGTTTGATCCCGAAAATGTCCCGGGCTGCAAATAATTTTTTCTTTTTTATATCCCAGATCGCAAATGCATACATCCCACGCAAACGATCCACGAGTTTTTCGCCCCATTCTTCAAATCCGTGTACAAGCGTCTCGGAATCCGTATTGGACGCAAATACATGTCCCGCTTCCACAAGCTCTTTCCGAAGTTCCTGATAGTTATAAATCTCACCGTTGAACACAAGAACCAACGTTTTATCTTCATTATATAATGGCTGATCACCGATTTCCGAAAGATCAATAATACTCAGACGCCGAAATCCCAACGCTGCATCTTCATCCACATATCTCCCCTCACTGTCAGGTCCACGATGCACGATCGTATTCATCATATCTGTCAGCACCTGATTCCTGTTTTCAACTTCGCCGACAAATCCTGCAAATCCACACATAAAAAACTCCTTTTCCATATAATCAGTCGTTGTCATGTGCCCAGTATCTAATAATCCATCATTTCCACAGATACGAAAAGCACTTTTGTTGTACTAAAAAGGCAGGTTCTCTTCCCATAACATTCTCCGGGAAATAAAACCTGTCCTATATTATATCTGTTTTCCTGATTAAAAACAACGGTTTCGATGTATTTTAAATACGTCTGTTTTATTTCGTCCGTTTGTCTGCAGACTATTTTGGCATGAATCGTTTGGTTTTCGGAAGCCAGAACTGTACAAGAGGTCCCGTCAAAAATACTGCCACGATCGTCCCAGCCCCGACAGTTCCGCCGAGGAAACAGCCGAGAAGAACAAAAAACAGGTCACATCCGACACGCACCCAACGGAATTCCACCGCCGGGATTTTATCCGATAAAATGATCGCGATCAGATCATTGGGACCGGTACCTGCATTACTGTTGATCACGATGGACATCCCGAGCGCCAAAACCACACAGCCGACCAGCATACTGCCGATCCGGATCGGCATTCCCGCATCCGCATTGATCCACGCTCCCAGCATCCATGTAAACAGATCGATGATCGGTCCGCCTAAAAATGCACACACAACGGTTCCCGGCTTTACATATCCCTTGGTCGTCATCAACATGACTACCATCAAAATACAGAGAACGATCGCATGGACGGTCCCGACACTTAAATGCACCGTTCTGGAAAGCCCCTGTATAAAAACGGTAAATGTATCGGTTCCAAGATCGGACAATAAAAATAAAGTCACTCCCAAATGCGCCACTGCCAGTCCAAACAACAAAGCAAGAAGCGCCCTGATCCAGTCAGCCGCACTTCTTCCCGATGTATCCGCTGCAAATGTTTCCTTTTTACTTTCTTTATTCATATTTTGTCCGACTCCTTTTTTCTCGTACACTACCGCTATAATTTATTTTATTATAGTTGATAAAACAAAAAAAGAAAAGAGGACATCAGGAAATTGCTCGAAATTCAGGTTTACAGGTGATTTTCAATCGGGAACTTTACTTTTTCTGAAATGTCAGTTATAATGAATTCGTTATCGGGGTGTGGCTCAGTTTGGTTAGAGCGCACGGCTGGGGGCCGTGAGGTCGCAGGTTCGAATCCTGTCACCCCGATTTTCGGAAACTAAGAATAGCGTCGATGTGCAAGGGGAAACACGTCTCCTTGTACACCGACGCTAGAATATCTTTTTATCCTAAAGAAAAGGCATGCCTCATAGGAATTTGGCATGCCTTTTGCTATATTCTATCGGATTTTTTACTATTTATGCTGCGGGCAGTCACAGGTTTGGCGAATGTCAAATTCCGGGTTGATTGCATAGAAGTTTTTGCTGTCGAGATGCTCCTGTACGATTCTCAAACTTTCACCAAAACGCTGATAATGCACGATCTCACGTTTTCTAAGGAAGCGGATCGGATCACATATTTCAGGATCTTTCACAAGCCGCAGGATATTATCATAAGTGGTCCGGGCCTTTTGTTCCGCAGCCATATCTTCATGAAGATCTGTAATCGGATCTCCTTTGGATTGAAAATAGGTTGCCGTCCAAGGTGCACCGCTGGCAGCCTGTGGCCAGAGGGCAAGCGTATGGTCAACATAATATTTATCAAAACCGTATTTTTCGATTTCTTCCGGTGTCAGATTGCGTGTTAATTGATGAACGATCGCACATATCATTTCGAGGTGGGCTAATTCATTAGTTCCATGATGTTATCTGTTAACAAAAAGCACTCTTTTGAGTGCTTTTTGTTAACCTGCCTGATTCTGTAACCCTTGGATCACTTCTTCCAGTTCCGCCACCTTTGACTGAAGCTTTTCCACCTGTTCGATCACAGTTTCCGCTTTTTCTCCATCCACGCTTTTATATATAACGATCTGTACATCTGTTCCGATATTTACCGGCTGTGTCAATGTTATCGTTTCAAAATCATCTATCATAAATTGATTGTCATTCAGTCGGAATCCATTGACGTACACTTCCAGAATATCCAGTGCGCTGTTATACTGCGGGATCCCGATCGGAATTTTCTTTTCCTTATCTTCTACAGTCGTGTATGTCCTCGTAAACTCTCGGATCAGCGTGGACGTGGACAGAGTTTCTTTCACGTTCTCAAACCATTCGTCAAATTCCTGTTTACTTTTTTCCTGAAATTCCTTATAAGCCGTTTCATATTGCAGATACAGTTCGCTTGTATCCACCTGTTCGATCAGTCCGGTCACATATCCGCATACGTCCGTGTTTGCGATCGTGATCGTGATATTAGCCTGTGTGATCGTCTCGATCAATTTCGGGACCCGAATATTACAGATCAGCATTTCCTCTATGCTGCTGTCTTCCGTGCTGATCCCCGGCGCCACCGGGTTCGTCGCAGGCGTTCCTTTTTTCAGAACGATGTCTGGTTTCCGCATAGATTCCCGTTTGTCATTCCTTAAGACAATGCTGTCGATTCTCTCCAGAATCACATCGGACGGATCAAGTGTAAAAATGATGTCTGCCGTGTTCTCGATCCATTTCCCATCCGAAAAATATGCCTTTCCTGTCTGCACGATCACTTTCATTCCCGTGTCTGCTTTTACAACAAATTTGTTTTTATAATTCTGCAGCACCCCTCTTTTATATAATCCTGCGAAATACTGTGACATTGTTTCCGCATTATACTTTCTATCCCCATTCAAAGAATTATAATAGCCGCCTCTTATCGCCATGTTTACACCTCCCAAGTCCCAAAAGTAGGAACTGCCCTATATCCGTTTTCGTTGTCGCTTTCTATGATCTCCGTAACTCTTGTACTTGCCTGCATCTTATATTCGTTTTCAACCTCCACGATGTCTCCGATGTTGTAGTCCTCTTTGTAGACATATGTATTTTCGGTTTCGATCTCCCCCTCATAATTCTCCGTCGTTGCGCTTTCTGCCAGCTTTTCCATTCCTTTTTCTACAAGCAATTTATTATATTCCGGTTGCGTAATCTCGCCATTGTTACTTGATACATCTTTCGCATCTACAAACAGTTCATACCGTTCCATCCCCTCGCTTTCTCCGATGGTCTGGTATTTTCTGTCTTTTCCCTCACCCTCACCGCCGATCAGAGCCACATTCCTATGGTTTTGTTTATAACTCCTATCCACACCCTTATACAAGACAAATTCCAGAAGCCCGGAATCATTCATTGTGATCTTAAATCCGTATCCGTAAGTTTTACACAATTCTTGTACCACTTTCAGTAGATTGTCTCCGGTGATCTGTTTTTCCAACTTCTCCAAAAATCCCATTCTTTCCCCAAGTGTCAGTTTTGGGATTTTTCTTTTCGGATTGGTCGGATGGATTGCATTTTCATCGATCAATCTCCGTATAAAATCTTCCACGGTTTCACTTGCTTTTGTGTTGGTCTGCGTCCACACGATCCTCTGACCTAAAACCTTTTCGATCGACCGCCCGGAAACCGTGATATTGTTCCCCTGCTCCGCGGACGTTGTGAGGTTCTTCTTTTCAATCTGCACGATCATTTCATCATCTTCCCTGGCGATGTAGTAGTCTTCCTTTAAAAGTCCGATCGTGCCTGTGATTTCTTCCGTGGTCGCTACTGCGGACAGCACGAAATCCCCCGGTTCATCGTACCGGCGCACCCATTCGACAGAGTTATATTCTTCCAGCATCCCCTCGATTTCAAAATCTTTGTTTAATATAAATAGTTTCATCACACGCCCTCGTATTTGTTTGAATAGATAAACCTTACACTTAGATTTTCCTCACCTTTTTCACATTGATATGTAAAAATATTGTCTCCGGGCATCAGCTTAAACCACTCATTCCCTTTCATGATACTGTTTATGATGTTTCTGATCTCCCCATATCTCTGCAAGGTTACTTTTTTATTGAAATTGTTGGTATTGATCTGGATCACGTCACCCAATTGCATTTCGATATTCAACCCAAAATACCCTCTTGTCTCTACGTTTCGGATGATCGGGTTCACCACCTCGCCCATTGCCGAAAGTTCGATGACCACTCCCGTTTCCGTGTCTCCATCATTATATACACCTTGTGTCAATGTCTTATCGATCCGTGAAAATTCGATTCCCTCCTCCTCGATCGCAAAGGGAAATTCAAACAGGTCCAACACTTGTGCCATGTTCACTATTCGCTGTATTTTTTCTTCAAAATATGGATCTGTACAAATGATACCTATCTCGATCGTCTGCTGTTGGTCGAACAGCGATCCCTCTACGCTTTCCACAGTCCCTTTTATTTTTACATCCCTGTTGTCTGTTTCAAAATACAGTGTGACCTTGCTTTTTATTTTAAAGTATTTATAGACTCTCTGTCGGTTCTCTGCTACCGGCATCCTCGGGATAACCGTGATCGTGATATCACGGTTATCCTTTCTTACACTGTTTAAGATGCTCCCGTCATTGTTGATAACGGTTGTTGTATGCAATGTTGCTTTTCCTGGCAGCAAGCCCTCAATTTTCATATAAAAATACGGAGAGTTGGAAAGTTCTATTTTTTCATTCTTCTGATTTTCTGCAAATAACCTATACATCCCTTATTTCCCTTTCCATTTCTTCAACTGTTTCAACTGCTTTCTGGTATTCCGATACACTTCCAAGCTGTCTAACGCTTTCGGTGAATAATTATTCTGTGTGAAGCTGATGTTATTTGTGCTCTGTGCCGCTCCGGCGTATGCGAGCCGGTCACTTCCTGCGTTCATTGTCAGCGTGTTGATTGCTTCTCTCGCTCCTGTTTTCAAATTTCCGACCACTTCATAGCCGACTGTCACTTTTTCTTTCAACTTATCTTTCATAGTTGCCATGACATTTCCTGACATTTTTTTCGCCTTATCCACAACTTTTTTTGTTCCGTCCGCGATTGCATTTCCAAAACCAAGATCAAACATTTCTCCAAGGTAGTACGCTTCCTTTGATGGCGAATGAATACCAAGTGCATCTTTGATTCCGTCGATCACAGAACTTCCGAAACCTTGTACCATTCCGACCACCCAATCAATCATACCACTGATTCCATCCCACAGTCCTTGAACCACGTTCTGTCCAATCGCCAACATTTCCCCCGGCAATCCCTGCACGGTATTTACAATGTTATTCAGAAGATTTTGTCCGGCTTCTGTTGCTTTTGCCCCCAAGTCGCTCGCGAATGATGCTGCATTACTCAACGTACTGGAAAAAAATTCCCATACACGCCCCGGCAATTGTGAAAAGAAGTTTGCCACATTGCTCAAAAATGAGCTTCCGGCTTCCCCTGCTTTCCCGATCATGTCGGAAACCCATTGCGCCGTGTTGCTGATCACGTTTGACAGGAACCCCCACACGCGCCCCGGCAGCTGCGAAAAGAAGTTCGCTACATTATTCAAGAATGAACTTCCGGCTTGGATCGCTTTGTTGATCATGTCGGAAACCCACTGCGCCGTTTTGTTAATCACGTCCAGTAAAAACGCCCATATTTTTCCCGGCAGTTGTGAGAAGAAACTTACCGTCTTTGTGATGAATTGCGGAATGTCCACAGTCACAAAACTGACTAATTTCTGCCCCCATAAAATAAATTTTCCGATAATGAACCCGACCATATAGCCGATATAATTCGGGATCTGTTGAAAGAAATTGATCACATTTTCAATCCATCCCGGTATTGTCTGTGTGAAAAAGTCAACGATTCCCAGCCATAAATTTGTAAAAAACTGACTGACTGCTGTGACAACCTCACTACATTTTTGTTTTAAAGTTTCCCATGCAGTCGGGATCGTTACCGTGAAAAATATCACCAGTCCGTCTACGGCAATCCCTACAATCGTTTTAATATTTTCCCACAATCCGATCCAGAAATTTCGGAATCCCTCCGACGTATTCCATAGATATATAAATCCTGCTGCCAGAGCAACGATCGCCGTTACTACCCATGTGATCGGATTCGCTAATAATGTCGCATTTAATAAAGCAAATGCCTTTTGTACGCCCACGATCAGCCCTTGTATTGCCAGCGCTCCGGCAAGTGTTCCGAATGCCGCCGCGAGCGCGATTATTACAGCAATTACCACATTCGCTACCGCCGGATGTTCGCTCAAATAATTCGTGAAGTCCAGAAACTTCCCAGCGACCGTTTCTACTACCGGCGCTATCTTGTCCAACGCTTTCGTTTTTAGGTTTGTGATCGCCGTGTTGACCGGATCCATAGTTTCCCCAAGTTCCGCCTGTGTTTCTTTTAACTCTGCTTCCGCCCTGTTGGCTTCCGTCATGCTCCCTGTCAGTTCGTCATACGTTTTTTTACTTTCCCCGTATTTACCATTCAGTGTGTCTGCGATCAACTGCGCCCGTTCTTTTGTTCCGTTCGTTGCTTCCAGTTTTGCATTGAAATCATCTTCGCTGATCCCTGCCCAGTTGAGCGCATCCGCAAGGGATCCTGTCACTTTTCCGACCTGTGCCGTCTCATTGATGCTTTCCGTCAGCCCCTCGATCGGAATAGAATCGCCGTAAGCGCTCCATACGCCGATCGCACTGTTTACGATACTGCTTACCGTGTCCGTGGATGCTCCCAGCCCCATAAGGTTCGTGATCGCGTTGGTTGCCATCTGATCATCTTTCAGATAGCTGTACAGTTCTTTATACTTGTCTTTTGCAAATTCTACGGAATATCCGAATGTATTCGCCGATCCCTCCAATTTAGCGTTCATCGTCCGATATTCTTCGGTTGCTTCGCTCAATTCGAATAACTGCCCGACCAATTCGCCTGCTTTTGAGATCGCCGCTTCCATTCCGCCCGCCACCATGTTCGCGAGCGCACCTTTTAGGATAGTGAATCCTCCCCCTGTGTCTTCCGCTTCGTTTCCTGCATCATCCAAAGAATCCGTCAAGCCGTCCGCCTCCTGCTCGACTTTGCTCAATTCGCTTTTACTCTTAGCAAGATCTCCGTTCAGTTCCCTCATTTTGCTTGCAAGCTGCTTCGCTTCATCGGACGTTTTCCCCTGTTCTAATACAACGTTTGTGTACTCTTCTTTCAGGTCCTGTAATTCCGCTTCCTGCTCACTGATGGAACTTTTCAGCTTCTCCGTTGCACTTGCGGTTTTGCTCTGTTCCGTCTGTAATTCGGACAATCTTCCGTTGAACTTGTCGATTTCTTTGGCGGTACTGTTTACTTTTGTTTCCTGCTCGATGATGGATATATTCAGCTTTTCAGCCGTAGCCCGGCTCGCGTCCTGTTTTCTTTCCAGTTTCGTGATCTGGCTTTCCAGCTTTTTTACTTCTTCCGATTCTTTTCCGTACTGTGCGATGGCTTCCTCTTTTTGCGTTTGCAGATCTGCAATTTCCTGCCCATATTTATTTACCTCGTCTACATTCGTATTATAGGCGTTTTTTAAATTGGCAAGTTTCGATTTTTCCGCTTCCAGAACAGCGTTTAACTGTTTGATTTTTGCCCCGACTCCCTCTGTGGAAGTCCCCCAATTTTCCAACAAACTTTTAGATCGGTTAAACTCCGCATTTGCCAGTTTGATCTGTCTTCCGGCTTCGCTTGTGGAGGTTTTCAATTCGTCGATATTTACTTCATACTTTATTCCGTAAATATTCTCTTTATCCGCCATCTTCCCACCTCCTCTTAATCTGTTACTTTCACCATGTAGCTTTCTTTCTTTTTCACTCCTGCTGCGGCTGTGCTTCCAGATCGTTCGTTCTCGTGATTCTCATTGTAATGGTTCAGATTCCGCACCAGTTTAAAAAAATCTACTGCCCTGTATTCGTTTATTTCCAATGGATTTAGTCCCGGGAAACGTTCACACAAAAGCACTTCTATTTCAAAAATCAAATCAATAAGGGGAACGTCGCCGCCCCCCTCACTTAGTTTTTTCCATTACCTCCCGCAAGTCCGATCACTTTGAAAGAGTACTTTACAATATTTACGATCACGTTCACCACTTCGTCCAGATGTGCATCTTCATACTCCGCTTCTGTCAGCTCCGGAAAAATATCCATCACGATTTCTTTCACCGTGTCATAGCTGTTCATCACGATCCGTCCCACACTTGCGATAAATTCAGCATTATTTCCTGTACCTGTCAGTGACATTGCCAGCCCCTCGATGTCAAGTGTCTCGATCACATTTTTCAACTGTCTCATGCGGATCGAATAGCTGTTTCTTGTGTATTCCTTTACGATTTCATCCAGTTCATTGTAAATGTTCAGTTTTAACTCCATTATTTTCCTCCTGTATTACGCTTCTGCGTGCTCTTTCTTTGCGCGTGCCGCCGCCATTGCCGCCGCTTCGCCCGGAATGTATACTTTTTCAAAGAATTTCTGTTCTGTTACAGTTCCTCCGGCTTTCAGTTTGTAGAACTTCAACGGCGCATCCCCTGCGGTGCTTGCCCCTTTGAACTTATGTGATGTGTAAATAGATGTCGCTTCCCATTCCAATCCACTGGAATCCGTTCCGTTGTCTTTCGTCTTTCGGCTTGCCCCTCCGCCGGACAATTTTGTTTTGTAAACCCACACATATTCTTCCTGTCCGTCTGTATCTGTTCCGATAAACCCGATCGCAACATACGGCTTTTGTTTCGGCGTTCCGAAATATGCTCCTGATTTCTCATCAAACTTTCTTCCCTCGATCACAGCTCTTACTTTTTCTTCCAGCACAGAGGTTACAAGTTTATATTTGTCTTCCCCCTCTGCATCAATGACGATCGCCGGTTGATCATCGTAGTATTCCGTTGCTGCGCTTTCTTCCGGCTCTTCTCCGATTTCTTTCACTCCTGCGAATCTGATCGGCGTTCCGTATGTGAGTGTTTCCAGAGTATCTTCCTGCAGTTCCGCAACCATAAGTCCTCTGACTCCTCTGTAATTTCTAAATAATCCGCTCATACTTTTACATCTCCTTTTCTTTGTAAATCGCTTCTACGCTTCTCCCCGAATGGCTTTTTGAACCGCTGTAAACGTCTTTTCCTTTCCCGTCCACGGTCCACCCGTTTTCCTCCAGCAGCTCTTTCGCTTTTAAAATCATCGTCGTACATATTAAGGGATTGATCGAATAAAAATTGATCGTAAAATACCAGATGCAGGAATGTGATTTGTTATCATAATGATCATCTTCCTCCGTATCATCATTCCAGTATGTAAAGAAATTTTCCGGGTAGCTTTCTTCGTCTGTGACAGATCCCTGCTCGTAAACTTCCATCCCTGTACTTTCCAATATCTCTATCAATTTTTCTTTCATGGTTTCCCTTTCTAAAATTTCTGCAATTCTTCCCCGATTGCATTTTTTATTTTCCTGTTTCTCTTTATTTTTGCCATATAGTTGATCGGTCTTTGCTTTGGCGTTCCTCTATCCAGATAGATGGACGCAACACCTCCCGCTTTGATGTCGTAACCGGTTCGCATGACGATCTTTGTTCCCTCTTTTTTGATCTTTGGACTTGTGACGATGGATTCTTTTGTGATTCCTGCGTAAAAATGTTCTTCCGCCACTTTTTCGTATTCCTGTACGGCAAGCTCTCCTGCTTTTTTCAGCGCACTTTCCACCGCTTCCTCAACATCCTTTTCCATATCGGCGATGACCTGCAGCAATTCATCGTAACCGGTTATTTTTAAGGTTGTTTTTGCTCCCCTAGCCATTGGATCCCCTTATCCTTTCGACTTTGAATTTCAAGAACTGATTCCGGCAGTTGATGTTTTCCGGTTCTCCCTTGATCCCATATACTTTTCCATCATCCAACTTTTTCAAACGGCTGTCCGCCTTAATGTCCGGTCTATACCATGTTTCCACGCTTGCCGTGTCGATAATGCTCAATACACCGTTCACCGTGCTTTCTGTTCCCCCGAATGACAGGAAAGAAGCCTGGATCTTCTCCCCTGTCTCCGGGTACTTTGCAATATTTTTCCCCTGCACTTTTTCGTACGTTGGATTCAGTATCATAAACGGGACGTTGAACGGATTCTTTGGTCTATACATCTGCATTCCCTCCGTTTTTCTCCTGCCCGTCCGCTGGCGCCGCAGTTTGTTCTTCCGCGGTTTCATAGCTTAATTTAATGCACCTTGAATCAAAATAAGGGGAATGCTTCACCTCTCCGGCTGTATAGTTCCAGAGATCATTAACACCGATCGCCACAGCTCCGACCGCCTTTTCGCTCATTGCAACGGTACGATTCACCCCAGAGTCCACCATGTCCTCGATCACTTCGTTGATCAACAGTTTTAAGGTTGCATTTTGGTATTCGCCGCCGATCCCTAATACTTCTTTTACTTTTTCTAAATATTGATATTCCATAGTGATACCCCTTATTTTGTCACTTTCTTCGCACCTGTTCTTCTGGTTGCTGCGGCTTTAACTACGCTGTCTTTTTTTTTAATCTCAAAAAGCCGTTCTGTTTCACCACGTTTCCGCCGACCATCACATCCGCGCGGTAGCAGATCATCCCCTGTTTGAACTTGAAGTCTGTGGACTCTTCAATCTCTACCGGCGAGAATGTCACCATCTTATAGTCCATCAGATTTCCGTACGCCATGACAAACTCTCCGTTCGATGCGGTTGTGAAGTCTTTTACATTGCTGTTGATCGTGTACGGGATCTTGTTGATCGTTCTGTTCTTCACGTCAATGTCATATGCCGGATCCCCGTTCGCCTTTTTCACTTCACTCAATGCTTTCAGTGTTTTTTTGTTCAGGATCAGCGTTGCCTGTGTCTCCACTTCTTCATCACCGCCATAGCTGAACACTGCCGTGTTGAGCGTGTT